ACTTGTTTGGGATAAGCGCAACGTCGAGATAAGTTCCAGACTTGCCTTTGAACAGAAACGACTTGTCGATCTTCGTAACGTCAATCTTGCCGATATGCATGGTGTTTGTGGGGGATTTGTACCGTCGAGGGTCAGTTTATCAGGATGGTTTACAGTGTCAACCCATCGTTGGGTTTTAGGTATCAATCGGAGGTTCAGAAAACCGGCAGAATTGCCCATCGTACCAGAGCTTAACGAGGCCACACTCTCCGTCTCGTTGCTTTGCAATGACGATTGATGCTTCGCCTTTGGCTTCTTTGCGGTCTCGGTCTAAGAGCATGACGAGATCAGCGTCTCGTTCGATCTGACCGGAGTCTGCTAGATCAGTCAGCCGAGGTTGTCGGCCTTTGTCTTTCTCGTTCTCGCGGTTCAACTGTGCGAGTGACAGCAAAGCCACTCCGGTCTGTACCGCAATGTCTTTGAGCTTACCGCTGACCTCTGCGACCTCGTAGGTGCGCTTCTCGGACTTCTCTGCTGCTTTGACCTTCTGGAGGTAGTCGATGATGACGAGCCGCACTTTGTGTTTTCGCACTGCTCGTCGGATGTTGGCGGTGATGCTGGCGATGCTTTGAGAGCTTGAGCCGTCCAAGAACCAGAGCGGACTAGACGCCAGCTTCCCAGACGCTTGAGTCATGGAGCGCATATCGCCTTCGGAAAGGTTGCCGCTCTTGAGGTTCTGCATCGGGACTTTGCCTAACGAAGCGACGGATCTTCTGAAGATGGCCTCCTTCGACATCTCAAGCGAGATGAACAGCGTCGGAGTCTTGGCTTTGACTGCTGCTGCTTCTGCGATGGCGATTGCGATTGCCGTTTTGCCTATAGATGGACGAGCCGCAATTATGGCGAGTTCCCCATGCTGGAGACCATCGGTCTTGTCGTCGAGCCAATGGAAGCCGGTGGTTACTCCCGAGAGCGTACCTTTTCGACTGAACCGCTCTTGCATTGCGTCGATGAACGACCCCGCGACCTGTTTTGAGGTTGAGAGCGTCTCCTTAGAGACCTCAATGCTGAGTCCTGCTTCGGCATTAGAGACGATTTGATCTGTCGGGAGTGTCAGGACAGCGGACTCGCGTATAAGTCGGTCTCCTGCGAGCCGTAGCTGGCGACGGTGAGCGGCTTCTGAGATGCCTTTGACGTAGTATGGAAGGTTTGCCGGCGATGGGCAGACTTCCATTGCGCGGTTCCAGTCCTCGAAAGGAATGGGCTGATTGCCGTTCAGCTTCTTCCACTCCTTCCCAAGTTCAGGGAGGCTAGGAGCGCGGTTCTGTTGGGTCATCGACTTGATGACATCGTAGGTATCTTTGAGCGATTGGGTTTCGATCCAATCGACTCGGACTTCAGCGAGCGCATCAGCGCAAGTGTCCAGCGTACCAGTCAGACAAGCCCCAATCAGACCAAACTCGTCGTCTTCAGCGAAGTAAGGATTGCTCACAGGCTGTCCCTCCAGTCGAGTTCCTTAGTGCGTGGAGCTTCCATCGGAAGCGACTGCTGCAAGTCAGATTTGCATCTGTCGATTTCTGTATTCCAGTTGTTCAATAAAGTTAAGATATCCTTTCTGCGGTATTGGTTTTTGGATTCATACCGAAAGTCCAAAAGTTGGAGATCGGATTCTTGAGTCTTAAGAGCCACAATGAGCTTGAGTGCTTTAAGCTCGTTTGCTGTCCACTTGGTTCCTTCTCTACGACCAAACCATTTGTTGATCCGAGAGCGAAGCGCATCGGAGTCTGGATCGGTATCGGAGTCGGAGTCGGAGTCGGAGTCGGAGTCGGGAGCATCTGCTTGCATCTGTTCTCCGTTGTAAACATATGTTTGCAGACGCTTACAGACTTCGGAAGATGGAGACGGATGTCTGCTTGTCTTCGCTCGTCCCTGTTCCCACTTAGCAAGCTGAAGGTACTTCTTGCCATCAACTTGATAGGTGGCGAGCAAGCCTACTGATTCAAGTTCAGACAGAATCGCTTCCGTCTTCTTTTCGGATACGCGATCAAGCTGGAGCGGGAATAGAGCGGCTCTAAGGAGTTGAGTTGATGCTGAGTGTCTCCCGAAATCGTCAACTCTGTTGAAAAGCCTTCGCAGGAAGACTTCAGCTTCCCATGACAGACTGTTGATCGCTTCGGACTCTATTGCTGATTCTCGGATGTATCTATTCGGCATGATGAAACCAAAAATCCCACCAGCACTGAGCTAGGAACTCGCGAAGGAACAACGCGACATTCTCAGTGAAGGTGGGATCGAAATGGTTGGTCATGGTTCCTTTGATGATGCCAGCGTTTGCTTCCTAGGGCTTGCGCTGACTCCTTACTGCTAACTCGGCTTTGGTCCTTCGTCCAGACAAAACTTGTCGTAGAACTCGGCTTTCGGTCGAACGTAGAAGTAACCCTCACGCTCGTAGACCACGCATAACCGCTTGGTCTCACCGATGCGGAGTTGTGCTTCGGAGATAAACTCCACGATAACGTTTTGGTTGGCTTTAGATCGGAATCTCATTGGGTTTGTCGGTAGTGAGTTGTCGGGTAAGCTCCACGGTTTCCGCAAACGATGCGGAACTTCTTGGACTCCATCTCTCCGATGCGGACGGATCGTGAGAGAACGATTCCAGCAGCATTTGGCGTGATGTTCCAGATCTCGGCCCATTGGTTTGTTGTGTGCCAGCCTTCTGGGACTTCTTCTGGTTGGTTCGCTATGGCGAGCCGTAATCGCTTCAAAAGCTCGGCAGGTGCCAGTTCTGTTCGTTCTGAGGCCATTGGTGGAGGTAGAGTTGCGCTGAGTTGTCGGTGTATTCCCCAAACACGATCCCATGTGACCATGCTAGGGTTGATCGTCGTTTTCCTGCATAATCCATTGCAGGAATGTCTGCCAAAGTTCCGACACAAAAGCCCATCGGATTTCCCATTGTTCGACCAGTCGCTTGACCTGCTCGGTGAGCATGAGCCACAACGCAATTGCCAAAGGTTTCAGCGGAGTCACGCAAGAAGTTCTCACCGAATAGGACTCCATGTCCCCATCGAAATCCGCCCAACTTGTAAAACGATCTGTCATGGCAGTCATTGTGTTTGATGAATGTGTGACAGTGTTTCTCAATTGGTTTTAGCATTCGTTCCCATACAGCCTCAGCGAATCCACGGACAACAGCGTTGTGATGGTTCAGGTACTTCTTGGCTCGCTCGTCATGGTTCCCAATGGTGAACACTGTTGGTCTTAGTTCGTCTAGGAATTTGGCTCCCTCTTGGATGTCGTCGAGATAGTCATCGGCTTGGTCCGAGTCTTGTGGGTCTCGGAGTGACCCGCTGCGTAATGATGCAAGATCGTAGGCGTCTCCGAGGTGGATTACTTCGTCTGGTTTGAATCTCTCTCGGAAGAGCAAGACCGCAGCGAGTGCATCTTGATTGGCTCGGTTCCCATGGCTGCAACCAACCGCCATAACTCGGCGGCGGTGCTGTGTGATGTTCACAATGGTTAATAAGCATAAGCGCAACGCTCAATCAAGACACACTCGCTTTGCGTAGTATCAATCTTTCCGCAACTTACCTTTGCGGACCATCATGACCCAATAGGCCGAGACGTTGTGTTTCTTCGCAAGTTCTCGTATGGTTGATGTCTGGTGAGAGTTGCGAACTGCATCGACAATTGACTGGTCAATGTGGCGACCAGCAGGACGCCCACGCTGACGCTTTTTCGGCTTAGTCGGTCTGGATGTAAGAACGGGTTGCGTCTCGACGGTCTTATGGACTCCCAAGAGTCTGGAGATGGCGTCTTTAGTGAGTCCGAGTGTTTTCAGTATGCTCATTGAATAGTTCTGGATGGAATGTTAGGACGTGGAAATCTAGGACATGACGGAGATATGCTCCCCAAGATTTGAAACCGAGTTTCTCTGCTTCTTTCTGTAGTAATGTCAGTGTTTTGTAATCTAACTCAAATGATGTATTAACTTTCTGGTTCATAATTCACAACGAAATCGAAGTTGGTCTGCCAAGAATCGTTGAGTTCGTTGTAGGAGTTGTGCTTGATCTTCCATGTTCGCGGGTCGCGGCTCGACTTGGTATGTCGGCACCGAATGCGAACGTCGATGGTTTGGAGTGCGGAGTTTCGGAGGTGGTGATGGTGCGGGAGTTCGTGTAGCAGGATGGTCATACCTTTTCGGTGAGTGATCTGATGTACCTGTTCCTCTCCTTCGGTTTGGCGTCGATGATGTACTGCAAAGCACCACAGGCGTTGAGGCTGGCTGTGTGTTCCCAGTCCTCCTTCTTGTCGTACAATTCATGCCATCGCTCGTTCGAAACGACGACAACTTGTCCGGTTCGCTTGTGCTTGAAAACGAATGCTGCTGGTCCGATTGGCACGTTCATCGTCCCTCCAACCATTTCCTGAGGTCGTTCAGTTCGTCCTCTTTGGCTTCCAGTTCCTTGATCCGCTTGTTCGCTCCAGCCAGTTGCCGCTCTAGCTGCTTGGCAAATCCGATCTTCACGAACTGCTGGAATGCCACCGTGACTGTCGGCTGTCGGTCTGTGCGCGGGGTTTTGGAGATGGGTTTCTTCATGCTTTAAGCCTTAGCTGTTTGCCAAACTTCTGAAGGCAGTCTGAGATTGAATTACACAAGTCTTCCAAGTTGCTGATGCGTTCTTTGAGCTGCCGAATCTCATTTCTGAGACATCGCTCAGATCGCGCAAGCTCGTCATCGCCAACCTTGGTCCAGCAATCATATGTGATTTCAGTTCGTTTATCGGCATGGCAGTATGGACACATCATAGCTCCCCCTTCTTGGTTCTGTACCAGTTCTCAATGTCCACCTCGCAGCGTTCAGCCATCGCATCACCAGCTTCTTCGAGTTTCCTGATACGCTCATTGGCCGACTCTAGTTTGAGTTCAAGCTCTTCGATGCGGTCATATGCATTCTGCAATGATGTTTCGGACATAGTTTTTCAGTTAGTTAATGTTGATCTTGGCGTCATCCCAACCCTGCAACAGGTTGTCCATTCGGATGGTCCTCATGCTCGGAGATGGAGGGTTGATGAATGCGTACATTGCGTTGCCAGCTATTTCGAGTTCTCGGATGCGCTGATCGTAGAACTTCCTCTCACCTTCGAGCTTGTCCCACAGAGCGCGAAGACGGTTTTCGAGTTGGGTGACATCGGATTGAAGCTCGCGGATCTTTGTGGCCTGTGGGTCGGCAAACCATTGCTCCTTCATAATCCGAAGCACTTCTTTGGCTGCATCAGTAGCGGGTATGGATTCGTTGACCGTGAATCCACCATCCATATCGACCCGCATGATCTGGGTGCTTGGATTGGATATCGGGTGGCTGTTGGTTGAAAAGTAGATTGGTTCGCTCATTTGCACTCCTTCCATTTGAATTGTGGCTTTCCACTCTGATCTGCCACCCACTCGGCATGGCCGGTGATGACTGCTTCTTGTTGTTGTTTATCAATGCCTTTAACCAATCCGAAAATATTTGAAATGATGCAAGCAAGCGCAACCAAGACAATGCATGGCATGATCAACCATTCTTTGTCGCTCACGGCCTCACCTCCTTCTCGTCCCACAGCAGCAGATCGGCGCGGAGAGCGTCGTTCTCCTGCTCTAGTTGGGTGATGCGGTTGTTGGCCGCGTGGAATTTCTCAAACCAATAGGTTGAAACTTCCACGGCTCGCTCTAATCGCTTCTTCCATTCTTCGTCGCTCACGGCTTGGCCTCCTTGGCTTTGAGTTCTTTAGTAGTTGTCACGGTTTTGAACCTTATGATTTAGGTCGTTGTAGCGTTCGTTCCAGTAAGACACGCTTTCTTCCAGCCGCTTGATGCGCTGCTTCATCTCACGCACCACAGCCACTCCCTGCTCGACATCATCGGTTCCTAGCAGTTCGCGGAACTCCTCGCGGAGATTGTATTGCTGATCAGCTTGCAGCCGCGCCGTGTCGCGCTCTGCGATTAGTAGGCGGATGCGCTGCTTAGCCGCTTCAAGTTCACTGATCATTTCGCCTCCTCCATCACACTGCACCGGTGTAGGTTTTATGCGGTAACGTGTTGATGGCCAGTTCCAGCTTGGAGACAATCCAACCAACCAAGTTCCGTCTGAAATCTGATATTCCACTTTTTTCCCATCGACGAATGCTTGCATCACGCGGATGGCTTCTTTGGTTTCTTCGATGCTCATTTGTTTTCCTTTGCTCTGCGCTCTGACAGTTCTTTCATAATTGGATCAAACTGATTGTCCCTCCATCGAATAACAGCTTCCTGCCATTCAGGTTTCTGTCGCGTCCAATCTCCTCCACTTACATTGGCGATGATTCCCCATGCGGTTTCCAAGCAGTCATGTAGTCGCCTTGTATTCTCGTTGGCAGCGTTGAGTTCGCGTTCGAGTTTCAGGCCTTCAGTTAATAGATATGATTCAGTGTAATCTTCCTGTGCCTTACGAAGCGCAAGGTCCATCCTCGGTGTTTCGCTCACGGCTTCACCTCCTTCTGTTCCCACAGCAACAGATCGGCGCGGAGAGCGTCGTTCTCTGTTTCAAGTTCGGTGATGCGATTGATCAAGTCTTCCAATTCATCGAATGCATCATCTGCTGAGATGTCGCGATGCCATAGGTGACACAGCAGTTCATGAAGTTTGTCTTTGCTCACGGCTTGGCCTCCTTGGCTTTGTACCACATATCAACGTCGTATCCATAGCTGAGTTCGTTGGCCATCTCATCACCTGCTGTCTCAAGCGCGGCAACGTAGTCGTTGAGCTTTGAGATGCGCTCGTTGGCCGCGTTCAATTCTCGTTCCATCTTCTGTGCTTCAGCGAACAGCAGGTGAAACGACCAGTCGTAGTTGTTGGTCCTCGGTGTATCGCTCATTTCGCCTCCTCCACTTTCACCATCGGAACAAAATCAAGCCGGTTGTTGTCGTCGATTGCGATGCCCAAGTTGTTCCTTCGACAGAACAGCTCGGTTGCGTTGTAGACCTCCATCATCGTCTTCTCGGGCAGGTAGAGAGACAGCAGTCCTTTGAACGTGAGGCGCACAGTCTCTGAGTTGTTGTCGCTCATTTCGCATCCTTCTTGTCCATCCATTCGCGGATGATCCGGTCAATTGCATGGTTCATTTTGAGTCCTTCTCGTTTGCACAATTCTTTCAATCGAACGTGCGTTGTCTCAGTGATGAATACGGTCTTTGATTTCACAGGTGCCTTTTGACTTTGTTCCAATAGGCAACGGTCACTGACTTCCGGTGACCAGTTGGGCCACCGTTCCAAATTCTCGCTGCTTCTTCGTTGGTCTTACCGGCAGCGTACCGGCTCAAATAGATCTCGCAAACTCGACGAGCCGCAACGCGATTGGTCATTTGCTGGTGGGTGTAGCTGGTGCCAGCGATGCGGTTGACATCGACCACAACCGCTTTGTGGATCTGCAACGCGCCAATGGCTCGTCCACCGTCTCCAATTGCCATGTCGTTTCCGTTGGACTCCACAGTGATCAAAGCCGCAATAAGTGGTCCCAGATTCATCGGAGACCTTTCAGCCAGACGGCGGCTTTGTGTTGGATGATCTCTTCAGCTTCAAGCAACCGTCCGCTCTCGTCAGTAACACCGATTAGCTCAATCGTATGGTTCCAGACATCTCTAGCGCGGAGAGCTTCTTCAATGCTGCGGTGAATGCTCAGGACTTTGTTGTCCTTATTTCTGCAATGGTACTTCATGGTATTTGATGGGTGTTGATGGGTGTTGATGGTTCAAAGCGCGTTCATCCAGTTCTCTTCAATAAACAGTCTGACATCATCGCAAGCCGCTTCACAGTCTCCATCAACTCCAGACCCGCTAGGATTAGCGGTGCGCTGAAAGTTTATGTTGTAAGGACTGTCAGAAAACTCTCTTTCAATCATGGTTTCGAGGTTGCTCAAGATGCGATCAATGTCTTGCTCGCGGCAATCTGATCCCCAATAGGAAATCTCGGTTGGAAGTTGAACAGTAATGTTTGTGTCCTTAGTCATGGTATTTGATGGTATGAGTTAGAGTTGCGCGTTGGAGAGTCGCGCCCCTCTTTGTGATTGTTTATCCAGCGATCACTCCAGCCTTAGCCATCAGTCGGCGGTTCTGGGTCGTCTTTGGGTAGCTTCCGATTCGGTTGAGCGTTTCGCAGTCGTTCAGTCCGCTCAGTGAACCGTTCTTCATCGGAACGTATCCGTTGAACGGAGAATCGCTTATCATTGAGCCAAACGGGTAGAACTTATGCAGGAGGTTAAGATTCTCGCTGACGCTGTTGATGACGTACCAGATCTGGTTGGTTTCGTCGGAGAAGATCGCCACCAGCTTCAAACGCTGGTCACGCTCCATGATGCGGATGGTCTGGCGAGCGTGAGCCTCGTTGTAGCTCAGGTCCATTCCGGTCGCGGCGACGGCATCGGTGAGGTTGGAGTAGCGGTTGCTGATCTTGATCGTGTTGTTCATCGTATTCGTTCCGTTTCTCGCGGCTTGATCGCCGTCGATGGAGATACCCTAAACCCAACGTTGGGATACTTGCAACAGGAAAATGCATTTTTTTGCATCTTTTTTTTCGGTCATGCGAAAACCTGCGAAATCCTTAGGAAAATGCGGTGTTTCTTGAGGTGAACCCAACCCGTCATGGGATCTCCCCATGCACCATGCCGCATTTTCCAGAGGCTATTCAGCGTTGATTCTCACGCTGCAACCAGAGTGCTGGAGAGCGTAAGTCTTGGTCGCTGTGATCTGGTAGACCTGAGAGTCGTCGAGCCAGACTCGCTGAGTGTCGGTGATCGCGTCGGTCACCGCTTTGATCAGGTTGTCCAAGTCTGGCTTCTTTGGGTGCCAGACCGGAGATTTCGGCTTCGGGATGCCGTGCTTGTCTAGATGCGCTTTGGGTCGCGGTAGGAAGAAGTCTAGCTGCAACCTAATTGGACCCGTCATAAGCGATTCTGGAGCGTTTGCGGTGGCCTCTAGCCTCACCGCTTGCTTCCACGCATCGGCGGAATCTGGAGTGTAAACTCCAGCGTGATTTCCACGCCTAAAGGCTTTGACTCGCGGTTGAGCCTTCGGGATTCCGCTGACGTGGAAGTCAAGATGCATGGCTGATCTCGTGAATCCTTCCTGTGACCCGAGGGTTGGCGTACCACCAGCCGGTCTGGCTCTTGTCGGCTGTCGCGTCACAATCACCGTCGAACATGATGTAAGTGCCAGCGACCAATTGATCTACGATCTCCATGTCGTCGCGGTCGAATGATCGGAACTGGACCCGTTGAGAGTACGGCTTGCCGTTTCCCAACGTGCGCTGTTCAAATTCAATGACCGCCAACAGGAACGTCTTGCCATCGTCGGTGGTGATTAGTTCTGCGTCTCTGTACAACTTGCCGAAACCCCTAGCCCATAGATGTCTCACAGCGTGTACCCTCCCAAGCGAGCCGGTGAGTAGGACGGAGACTTCACGATCTTGCCGTCACTGCGGCGGACAATGTGTCGGTTGTCTCCAACGCGAGTGGATCGGCAGTCAGCAGGGATGGAGTCGATCTCGTCGTCGCTCCAGCACTTGCTCATGTTAGAGCGGTGAATCTCGCAGAACGCAGCATCGACTTGATGCGGAGAGAATCCAGCAGCGAGCGCGGCCCCATAGACGACGTAAAGCAGATCCCCAACAGCGTCGAGGTACTCGACCTTATCGGTGGCCTCATTGAGTTCTTGGGCTTCCTCGTCGATCAGTCGATACCGGAGATTTTGCGTCACCGGATCTGGCATGACTGGAGTAACTGGAACATACTGCTGGAACGTCCGCATGAATTCGCGGACCAGTTCCATTGGATGGGTTTGGTTCATTTGATTCGGGTCAGTGTGGGTTGGGAGGATTTCGATTCAATACATCCGTCAAGCAAAGCGGTCAGCTTCGCGTCGAGTTCTTTGCCTTTGGTTTCGGTTGCCACTTTCAACGCATCTTTGAGCTTCGTCTTGTTGATTGTTATGGCTGGCATGATGTCCTCGTAAGTCCCGCCACTTTCGATAAATCGAAGGTAAACGGTCTCGGTGTCTTTGATTGTCTCACGCACTGCACCTTCTTTGAGCGTCCACCCTTCGATTGCATCTCCTTCCGAGAGCCTCCGTCGGGCCTCAGTGCGGCAAGCTTCAATCACGGCCTCTGCTTGCGCTGCACGGTCCAAGAACGCTCCAAGCGTCTGATTGGTCAGTGTGGCGGCTATAGCGTCTGGCGTTATGCCTTCTGGCGCATTGGTCAGCGGACCAGCGACGGCCAACTCTCGCGCTTCGGCGCAATAGGGTTTCCCTTTGCAGTACTTGCAAGCGGACTCGGATGGAGTGCGCGGTTGACCAACCTTCTCAATGGCTCTTATCAAGCCATGGGATTCCATGATCGCAGAGTGGATGTCTGACGACTCATAGACCGCAACGCTCGGATCACCTGCTAAAGGCTGGATGATCGCAACGGTGATTCGATCCATCGTGAAGCCCCAAGACTCGTCCAAAAGGGCTACCAGACAGCGCAATTGGAGGTTCTCGGCAGCGTTCTCGACAGCACCGCGACCGCTCTTGTAGTCGATAATTAGACCGCAGAGATTCCCCTGCACTTCGGCGGTGTAAATGACATCAGGCTTGCCGCTCCAAAGCTTGTTTCCGTCTTTGTCGAGCGACCACAAACGCTTCTCGCGGAAGCAATTGGTTTCATAGCCTCCAAATGTATTGGCGACCAATTCCTGCTCCTGCTCTCGGCAGCGATCAATGGTCCACGTCTCGTCTGATGTCAGATTGTCTACCGGCTCCAACGCAAGAGCGGCGTGGATGCGGTTTCCAATGGTCGCATCGTGCGTGGAAACACTTTCTGCGATCTGTTTCTCCAACTGCCAACTTCCAAGACAAGCAGCGTAGCGGCTCGCAGACGATGCGGATGGAAGACCTAAGCGTTCATCACTCATTGGTCGTCTCCTCGGTGGTGGGTTGCACGTTGGTCTCAACGCTCACGCTCGGGATGACAACCGGAGGCTCGACAGTCGGCTCAAGCTTTGACCGGAAAATGGGACGAGACGGAGTGACGTTGAGCGCGACTTGCGGGATAGCTTCTTCGTCGTCAGCAATGCCAGAGAATCCAAACGCAATGCGAGCGCATTGAATCAACGCTTTGTGTCGGAGCATTCGACGAGGGTTGACCTTCCACGGTTCGGTGTTGCGCGAGCATTCCGAGAAGTACTCGGTGACCTCCACCGGATGGGTGCGATCTTTGACGTGGATGGTTGCGGTCACGCTCCACGGCTTGCCGTCTTTGTCTTCGGTCGTGAACTGGATTCCATCGAAGCTCGGATGGCTGTTCATCATCTTGATCCAGCCATCGACGCTGACCACCGGCTGGATGCCCCCATTGCGAGCGGGGAAGGCGTAGATCTCGCGAGTGAACGGATTCAACCCGTACTGGTTAGCCGTCACGACGAAGCTGAGAAGCTCTTCGTTCGACGCTTTGGGCATCAACGTAGCCTTCAGCGTCTCCAGCAAACGAGCCGGTTCAACGTTGAATTTGCTCGCCATGATCGCGAGCGCGGACTGCTTCTGACTTGGGATCAACTCTTGTTTCATATGTCTTCTTTGGCCTGCCACCGCGCTTTCCATTCACGCGAGCAGTTTCGGCCTTTGCCGGTGAAGATTTCCGCCCCATCTCTTGAGCGATCTCGCGCAAGCTAACGGCAAAAATATGCTGACAGGACGGGCATTTCATCGGCTGGATTCAACCTAAACCCAACGCTGGGTTTCCGTCAAGCGGAGAGTTCGTTGGGAAGTCGAAGGCTGACATACCGAACCGCTCGGTAATACTGCTGACCCAAAATGTCGTCGTAATAGCTGGCGATCTCGGTGGTTTCGCCAACCCCGTACGCTCTCAGCGAAATCCATTCGGTCGCGGCAATCGGCGTGACGAGGTTGGGTTGAGCGTTGGTGGCGTCAAAGTTGTAAGCGTTGAAGCCCTTCGATCCGCAGTAACCAGCAAGCGCGGACTGGCTGACGTACCAGTAGGGATTCCCAGACGGATCGTCAGCGGTCTGAGAGACGATACCATTTGCCAAGCATACGTTGTGCTGTGCTTCGCTGAGATAGAACACCGCTTGCCCGCCTTCGATGCCGGTGGTCGTCAGGTCTTTCGGGATCTGGATTCCGAGTCTCGACGGTTCAAGATTTCCGCTCCCATCGAAACCGTTAATCGGGCAAGCGACTTCTCCCAAGCAAAGCGGAATCGCTCGCGTCCACGCTCTGACGGTCCACTCCAGCAAATTCCACAGGTAGGCAGTCTTCGGGATCTTGTGGTAGAAAGCTCCGTTGAGCGTGTAGTTGATAGTGTCAGACTGGACGACGTAAGGCAGGTTGAAATACTGATCGGTATCCCGCCAACGGATCTCGGCCAGATGCGACTGGTTAAAGCCAGTGTTTGCCGTGATTGATCCGGTCCACGGTGCAAGACCAGCCATCGTTGGCGCATTGAGATCTTTGAAGATGTCATCAGCGACCAGATCTGGCGTTGCGGTCGTCGTCTGAACCGGCAATTGCAGCGTCTGATTCGGTTGACCCAAAATGCGCACCGTAGCGTCAACACCACCTGCACCGCCCCATTTGTTGACCCAGAAATCTGACCCGTGGACGTTCTCAATCACGGGATCATTCGGGTCCGTGGAATAGACCCGCGAAAGGTTCGCGTCATAGACGCTCGACGAGAATCCCCACGGTCCACCCACCGGAACATACCCACAGTCCACGGCGGGGAAGTAATCGGAAGCAGGAACCGACAAGTTAGGGAAGACGTGTTTGTACCAGCCGCTGGAACTCGCTGGAGTCTGGAGGTAGTAGACCTTCACGCCTGACGTGTACCGTGTTCCGCTCCATCCAATCGCAGGAGAGAAACCGGCGGCTTGCGATTCGGTCCAAAGCTCAAACTTGTTTGCCGTTCGCTCGTAGCTTGGGAGATCGCTCATGGCGTTGGCATCAAATGCCGTAATTCCCACAGCAGTTGCAGCGCGGACCATCAATCCAAGCGGAGTCAAAGATACCCGCGAGACCTTATCTTCGGAGATGTCCACTTCGTCGTCGTAGGCGTTGAGAAATCCTTCTTCGACGGCAACACGGCGGCGCAACGTCCGCATTGTCTCAAACCAATCTGGCTCGTTTCCAGCAGTCCACGATGTCGCGGAAAGCGGATTCAACAGGTTCTGAGTCCACACTTGCTTCGGATAGACCGTCGAGAAGTAAGCGAGCGTCGGGCCGATCTCCCAATAGGGTAGCGTGTCAGTGACGAACACGTTGCAGTCCACCGGATAGATCCGAATGGAGGTGTTTCCTTCGACCGTTCGCAGCCCCAACGCACCGCCGATCTGCTCAACCTCAACGCCAATCGACCGCAGAGTTTCAACGAAGAGGTTGGTGTCGCGGAAAACCTTCATGTAATCCGCAATGACTGCATTGGTCAGCGTGTTGTAGACCTGAACTCTAGCGCGTCCCCAACTGAAAATGAGGTCTCCAATCGGAGTGTTGGCGTTCTCTGGGTCTCCGTAAACGTCGGGGTATGTCTGCCGAATGTCGAACGGGATAAACGGGTCGTGCCATCCCCCCAACGCTCGAAACCATTGGGTCAGGACAAACGGATTTGCAACGTTGTTTGCTCGCTCTGACCGCTCATGCGCGACGAACGGAGACACGGGCCAATCGTACATCGGAGGACCACCGGCAAAGTACGGAACATCGCCCCTGAAGAACGGGAAGAAGTACTGACACTGAGATCCACTCGGCCAAGTCGTAGCCCACGTCCCATCGGCTTTGCGTCTGAATGATCGGCAACCATACGGACCAACTGACTCGCGCTGGCTGGAGCCGTCTGGATTCTGCAAGAATACCGTCGCTGTGTTCTCGCTTAGATTGTGGACGCGCCAGCAATCGAACCGCTGGTAGGTGTTGAAGATTCGGAACTCTCTCGGACCTTTTAATTCGATCTCCGCAACAGCGACTTTGTGCTTGTGGATGCGACCGGGAGGCAGCGTGGGAACGTCAGCCCCAAGACTTCCTCGGACGTATGAGTTCAATGCACCGTTGTCGTCCCATCCCAAGTGGACATCGTAGAGAACCCCGTCAACTTCCCGTCGAAGCAGTTCAAACGAGAAGTGAATCTGCTTCACATCGCAGGTGAACGACTCTCCTGCAATTGGGTATTTATCGACGTAAATCTGACCTCCAGCAATGTCGAGGTGGGCATTCTCTAGCTTTGAGAGTTCAACGGACGCTTGCGCTTGGTTGTAGTTCTCAAGATACGCACCTTCGGTTGTCAGCGTGTATGTGTATGTCACGCCATATGGGACATCTAACCCAAACTCAAACTGACTCGGATCGTCGTATGGCTTCTTTGCTACCTTCGGACTCTTGCCATCTAAGACTCTGGCGCACTTCTGGTCAAAACGAGCATACAACCCGTTGAGGTTGCGAGCGTTGAACATCCGATCCCGCTTATCCAACGCAAACGGCATAAATCAATAAAACCAAGAATCCTCTGAGGTCTGCACAACCGTCGTTCCAACTGGCTGACGTATCTTCAACACAGTTCCATTTGGAGTCTGCTCAATAGCTTGATCCGGTCCAGCAACAAGCTGGATCTTGCGGACGACATCAATCAGTTGATTGATTGCGCGAGCGTGTTCTGTCTTGAGTCCACGCTCTGCAACCTTAGCTGGAAGTGATACAGCCATTAGATCTCGCAGTATTGAGCGAAGATCTTAACAACGCTCGCATTGTACGTTCTGACGTAGAGATTGCTGTCAACGTATGGAATCAATATGAACTGTTGAGGCGGAACCCGCATCCAATATTGACCAACGTGAGACGCCACGTCGCCAACACCGATCTCATTTACAAGGTCCATATTGAAGATCAGGACTTTGTATGGAAGGTTGAGATCAGCGGTAATATCAAGCAATTCTGAAGACGGGCCAACGACTTGAGTTTGCTGTCCCATGTCCGTTCCGGTCATATTGCAGACCGATGTCCACGTCTGCGGGTTGATTGATGCGCCATTCTTAGACGCATACAACCTAGCGGTCATCTGGATTTCGTCGGCCATAGGTCAGTCGGTTAGATCTCGCAGAACGTCGCTTGAATCGTGACGGCGGAGGTATTGGCGATCAGGTAGAGATTCGTGTTGATGTACGGAATCAACATCGTCTCACCAGCGGGAAGGCGCATTGTTCCATTTCCAGCAGTGAAACCGCTAGTAAACGAAAGCTCAACGTAGTTGGTGTTGTCCAGATTAGAGATCAACACTTTGTACGGGCTGGAGACATCGACAGGAACGTCGAGAATTTCAGATGCACTTGTCTGAATTGACTGAGTTTGGGAACCCATGTCGGTCCCAACCATCGTCGCGCTCTTGGTGTAGGTCACACTCGGGAGGTACGCTCCGTTTTTCGCAGCGTACAAGCGAGCCGTCATTTGGATTTCGTCAGCCATGTTATGTTATCAGGTTGGTGGGTTGTAAGGATAAGCGAAAAGATCCCAAGCAGCAAATGTCCAAGTCTCGTTTCGTTCAACTTGGTTGGTCTTGATAATCAGCGATGTCGAATCATTTGTCTTCAACCAAGACCAGACGGTTCCATCTGGCGTAAGATTCGGGTCAACAGGTGGTTTCGGCATCACCTGCTTTACGATATCTGGGAAGTCGTTTTTAATTGCAAGAATTTCTCCGCTATAGACAGAAGAAATGATCGGAGGAGTTGCAGGAAGACCGTTTCTTGCTGAATATGTAGAAATCTTGGTAAGAGAGACTCGGCTCGTTTGGAAACTGTCTTGACCCCTCGCAAGTCGAATAACCAACTGACCAGCGAGAGGAAACTGAGATTCTGAAAACGTTATCTTGTTGTTCTTCGGATCTTCACCGGCAAGCTTGATTGCCGAGAAGTAATCAGCCTCTGTTGCTCCAGATCCAAACGTCGTTACAAACCGTTTTGCTTCAGCCCTGACGTAAGGAAGCGCAAATAAAGATGCGTCAATGTATTCTGTGCGAAACTCAAATCTTACTGAAGGCTCCTCTGCAAATATGTTAACAGGTTGAAGAGGAGTGTTTGGATCAGTTAATGATCCTGCAAACGTGACAGTTGCTGTTGAATATGGTCCATCTTCGTTTATCTGATATTTGCCGCCAGCAGCGACCCAATCAGCAGAAGCAGCGCGGAGAGCATCTTTGCTTCCACGGTAGGTGTAAGTGATGTATCGACCAGTGCCGTCTCCGTTGTTGTACTGGCGAGAGACTTCGATGTAACCAGTAGCAACAGGAAGGATCGTGTTGGTTTTGATCGTTGCCATATTACTCTTGAGAAATTCGGTCAGCAGTCTTTCCGGTGTTCTTTGAGATCTGCTTCAACTGCAACGTCTGTTCAATGGCTTGCCTTACTACAGTGTCCTGAGCCGATTGGAAGCCAGTAAATCCACCGATACGAGCTAGCGGGTCTTGAGATCCTCCAAGAGAGAACTTGGGTCCAGCGACTCGCTCAAACAATGTTTCTCCGATTGCTGGTGGATTAGTCGGAGACGGAGGTGCCGCTGGAAGTGGAGCGTTCACGCTCGCAGCCTTCAACGCTTGAACTCCACCGGGAATGTTTCCAAGCATTGTTGCCCCAATCTGAGATGGGGTAACCTTTACGTTGAATGCTTTTGCAAGATCAGTGTTTTGATCGTTGAGGTATTTGATCGCATCAGCGGTTGCCGTAATGCCATCAGCCAACGGCTTTGAAGCCAACGCTTTCAATCTGCGAATCTGCTCATCAAACAGGTTGTTCCCGCGAGCCAAAGTGTCAAGCGTCTCCTCTGAAATCAACTCGCGCCCCTCTGTACTCTTATAGTCAGCTAGAGCAGCAGCAGCGGTTTTAAGCTTCAGCCCATAGATATCGACCATTGCTGCGGTCGTTTGTGCAGACCTTCCAGACTCTTTGTAAGCTTGCGCTCCGCGAATCGCCAAATTCAAATTCGAATACTCTTTGTTGGATAATTCATCAACAGAAAGCCCAAGATCGTTTATTACGCGAACAGCTTCTTTATCACCAGATGTTGCTCTGATTCTTATTTGCTCAAACTTTGCTAAAACAGATCCGAACTTCTCAAAAGAGACACCGCTTTCACCGGCAAGAATCTGCAAACGTTGAATCTCATCGGTGGTCAAGTTCAACTGTTCCGACAAGTCTTTGATCTCGTCGGCAGCATTCATCAGGTGCTTGGTGAATCCAACCACAGCAGAAGCTGCAAACGCTTGCCCAAGCTTGTTGGTCACTGCGTTCTTGAAGCTTGTTCCAAACTTCTCACCAAGACTTTGGACCCTTTTTAGGTCCATTTCAAACTTGGCAGCATCAACGCCCAACTTAACGAGTAGAGAGAGAACGCCCATTTTAGACCTCTTGCTGGCTCTGCCAGATTGCTTCGCTTCTATCGTCCCACAGTTGAACGTGTCCCATCATTTCGGCGTGAGCCAAAATAAGCCTTTCCGCATCACCAAGAGGCATCTGAATTGCATCGTCAGGAGCGATTCCGATATTGAGACATCCAACCAAGACTCGCTCGGGCCATGGCATGGCAGGAGTCTTTGACTTGCTTCCGCTCTCCATCAGCACTTCGGGAGCGGTCGATTGCTCTTTCAACCAAAGCTGAAACTTGTCGGACTCAGCCAGCAGATTGAGCTTGGCAATGCGCTTGCCCCACAGCCATAGAACAAGACCGCTCCACCTAGATTTGATTGATCGGATGGACTCCAGCGGAGACTGTGAGCAAACGGTCACAGCTTCCACCAGATCGGTTGGTGCGATCTCGCCGCCAATTACAAACGGAGAGCACAACCTTTGAAGCACGATGGCGTGGCCTACGGTGTAAGGAACGAGTCGAACCCCAAGCACTACTGGTGCTTGAGGTCCAGTCTCTGACAGGATCTTTGCAAGATCGGCCACAGATTACAGCGTGAACGTCGAAGCGTTACCAGTCAACGCGCTCGCGTCCAAATACTTGGTAACCGTGACGGTAACCATCACCTTACCGCTGCTGGTAAATTTGACGCTGCCACCACCGGCATAAACGTAATTTCCGTCAATCGACCCACCGCCAATAGTCACGCCGTCGCTTGAAGCAATCGTCGCATAACCATTCACAGCAGGGAGACCAGCGGCAAGCTTTGCTTGAGCGAAGCTCGCAGCTGATGGAATAAACGTCACGTTCAGCGAAATGCGCTCATTGGCTGACACCTGAGCCACAGTCTCACCAGCAGAATTCTTGATCTGCTCGACATCGGCTTCATGGGTCGCGTCGTAGCTCTCAATGGTGCTGATTGCTCCAGTCGTCAGAGCGACTCCAGCAGGAGTGTAAAGCGTTATGGTTCCCTTTGCGCCATAGACTAGCGCGAGTCCTTTTGAAACTGCCATGTTGTGTTAGGTGTTAAGTGTTTGCGTTTGCTGCTGCAAAGATTGTCATCGACCGCGAGAAAGTTCTAGCCCTTTCACTAGTGTCGTTCACTCCAAAATCAGTCGGAGTTGCAAAGAATGCAGTGAACCCACCGGACGGGTCATCATCTCCGGTGTTCAGATCCGAGATGTTGTCATCGACGAACAGCGGTTGGAGAATGTTCTCAAACGCTGCAACGGTCAGCAGAGCGTCAGATTCCGAGGTGTCGTCAGCGGACAACTGAAGCGTTGCGGTGACATCAAGCTCGCAAGTGCGGTCAATCGGATGGACCGGAACCGCAGTCGAAGAACGGATCACGATTCGCGGAAAATCGGGCATTCGATCCTCCGAGTCGGGATCGTTGAACGCGCCATGTCCGTAGCTGGTGAGACAAGCTGGTGTACCAAGCGGAGACGCTGACCAGTCTTGAGCAGCCAGCCAATCGGCCAACGCTCGCTCGGTACGCATTGCGACTCCATTCATTGTACGACAATTCCTTTCGACTCGGACCCGTCAAATGCTTCGGCCAACTTTGCGGCAATGTGGATTTCAAGCTCACGCGCTTCGTCGTCGTAAGCTTGTTGCATCGCTTTGGAGTAAATGCTCTCCACCTTACCAATCTGATCGTCAGCCAAACCGATGTTCATTCGGACGTGCGAATGCGGGTTGAAGCCAGCCTTCGCATTGTAAGCGTAGGCTGAAGACCCACGATGCATTGAGACGTTCTCGTAAGGCAAACCGTACTGGTTGGCGAGGTTCACCAATGCTTGATTGGCGGCAACAGATCGAACTTGAGCCGAACCCTTCTTGGCTCGTCGAGTTCCTCCGAATTGCTGGAACGACGGAGAGAGCTTCTTGATTCCCTTAGTCACGCACGACTTGAGGTAACCAACAGAACCGGCAGCGCGGCGGCGGAGCTTTGCAGCAGCGTCTTTCATCTTCTGACCGTAAAGCCCCTCATTGCCAGCCTTCGCATTCTTGGCTTGAGCAATCAGATGCACCAAACGCAACTGACGAGAGCGCCCAACCTTTTTGCCGGTCTTCTTGTCAAAGGCAGGGGAACCAATGGGCCGGTTGTAGTAGTCGAGAATCTTATTCCGCGCTGCTTGCGGAGACTTCGGAGGCAGCAAGCAATACAACCGCAGCATCAAGAAAAAGGTGCGAGCGTTGACCGCATCAGCAAGCGACCGCTTGGTCTTGGGCAAGTATTCCTTCCAAGCCGCATCAAACCGAGACGTATCGACTGTGACAGTTGGCCTCATTTGGTCTTGGCCCCCAATTCAAGAACGTAATATGCACCGGTTCCGTCTCGCTTCGCGGAGATGATTCGCAGAGTTCGCCCATCGTAGGTAAGTGTGCGACCCACCACCGGAATCATCTTTCCGAACGTAAGCTGAAGAGCGTCGGTGTTCTCTTGCAGAATCAAACTTCCGCTTTCTTGCAGGAGACGGTCAGCGGTTGATCCAACATCAGCACTCCAGACGGTCGCGTCTACAGTGACCAGCGTCGAGTCAGCCAATCGCCAGTCAGCTAACTTGACCAGCAGACGGACCTGCACGTTGTCCTGAAATCCGCCGTTGATGACGTTATTGGCGTCAGTGATCGCAGCAGGAATACAGCGGACGAGCGACCCCTGCCACAAGAACGATGGATTTCCCATCGCTCCCTGAAGGACCGTCATTCCCAACTGAAGACTGGTTGCAATCAGGTTCACGCCGTGAAGTAGACGCCAGAAACAATTAACCGTGAAGTCGCTTGAATATGTCCAGCAAGACTGCTGCTCACTCCAGTTTCAAACGCTGAAATCTCCAGATAATTTGTCCCACCAACAACGCGCCCAATGATCATCGTTTTGGCTTGGTTGGTTCCATTTGTCATCCAAACGGATACCGCTGACGTGTAAGTGACAGCGTCTGGAAGTGAAAGCCGCAATGCACCAGAAGCAGTTCCAGTCACCGAGTTAACGGTGATGTCTGCGGTGAATGTTGAAACAAACCCGATCGACGTATGGCGAGCGGTGTTGACCGTCGTCGAGAACGTGCGACCACCACCAGAATCGGTCAGCGTAGGAACCCACGCCTCAGGAGCCACCATAGGCAGCGCGGCATAGATCTCCGAGAAGTTGTCGTTGGCCTTCTGCCAACTAGCGCGGAGCGTGTCTCCGGTGTTGTCGTTGGCGGTTGTACCCGTGTTGATGACTTGTTGAGCCATGGTTCAATCTTTCGGCAATGCGTACCAACCCTCGGACAACGTAATTCGGTTGCTAGAGCGCACAGAAACCCCGTCCGCTCCTTTGACCCAGACTCGCGCTTGGACGCTCTCAGCAAGCCTTACCGGCTCACCGTGAGGCACCATGACAACGCGAGTGCCACAGCCACAACTACCCACCAGAGCGGTCAATGCGATCCAGAAGCTTTGCTTTAAGCTCTTTGTCTGGTTTCGCATCTTCAACGGTTGGTGGTGTTTTCGCCAGACCAGTCAACCACTTCAGAAGAGCGGTGACGATCTGTTCGATGATGTTCACTCGGTCTTCTTCTTGTCCGCATCTTTTGCGGCGATCAGACCGAAACCAACCGTCACAGCGGCAATGGTCGCAGTCAGATCAATATTGGTCGCGGGATCACCGTCGAAGAGAGCCTTCAAAGCTCCACCAACGGCAACCATGATTGCACCAACACCAGCGAGAGTCGTTTTCCAGTTCATTTATTAATGGCTTTGTAGAGTCCAATTGCGGCAGCGATGAAAGCCAACACAGCGGCCCCGAGCTGGAACCATTGCGTCAGTGTTGGGATGAACGAGACTGCACCAGCAGCGGCGGCAGTTGCGAGTGAGATTCCAACTCCACTTCCGTTGTTGGTGCTGTCTGTTTGCATGGGTTACTGAGGTTGAGCGGCGGACTTGATCTTCTCGACCAGCGGCAAAGCGACGGCAGCGTTAGCAAGACCACCGGCTTTGACCGCGATGTCGATCAGAGCGATCAGATTATTGGCTTCGGTTTCGTTCAGCTTGATAGTGATTTCCATATCAAGCGGCAGCATCGACGACAGCTTCAGTCGGCGCAACAACAACCGGCGGCAACCACGGCAGCGGCGGAGCGATGACCGGAGGGTTGATCTGGTTCTCGATTTGCGCGGAGACGTTCGCCTCAATCGCGCTCTGATCGACGCCATTGCTGAAGCACCAGCCGAGGACTTGCGCTTCGGTCAGATCAGGATACGGCGTGAAGCCCTCCGTAGGAGGAGCGAACGACGCGCTGCCGTAGCAAGTGCCGCTGTACGTTCCATCGGTGCCGTTGCATCGCCAGTCGGCGGTGATGACGACATCGGTGAGCGAGCCTTCGGTCGGCTTAACGAGAAGGCGTTCGATGATCCAAGAGATGTTCATGGGATATTAGGCGAGTTTGGCTTCCAGAGCTTCGATACGGGCCATGGCTTCCTGCAACGCTTTGATCGAAGCGTGGTACAGATCGGTGGTGTAGATGGTCTTGAGCGGAACTCCGTCGGCAGGAGTTTCACCGAATCCATCAACGTCAACCAGTTCAGGAGCGACAGACTCAACCTGCTGGGCAATCAAACCGATGTTATCGTCACTGTGAGTCTGATCCTTGTACTTGAACGTCACCAACTCCAGCGACTTAATCTTGTTCCAGTATGAAGCAAGAGGCTTGATGTCTGTCTTGGTACGGGCGTCAGAAAGGTTGACATTGTTAGCCTGATAGTTGGCCAAGCCTCCATTGGATCGGATTTCGGCCCTAGTCGTTGATCCTGCATAACAAAACAAGAACTGACTGCTGCTTCCATTTACATCTGTATCATGTTGGATTCTCAGCCCAAATGGAGTGGCGTTTGAGTTCCAAACAACCGATGTCCAATCGGATGCCGCTGACTTAAATGTACCCTTTGATCCAGTTACACCGGTTGGCTGACTCGTCGTCCCCACCAACAGATTCCCGCTCGCGTCGAGCGTCATCGCTTGGGTGAAGGTGATGGCGTTGCCAGCGGTGCCGGAGGCAGCGGTGTACCACTGATGCTGGCCAGAATTCTGTTGATAGACAGTGGCGAAATTGCTGGTGATGTATGTGTCAACACCTGATGTGTTGCTGAACCAGTTGTTAGCAAGACGAGTGGACTGATTTGATCCACTTCCGAAGCTGGCAAGAACACCAGTGGTGTTCACTTGAAGTGCTTTGTACGAACTAGCAAACCACGCACTCGGCGTAACCCCCACGCCGACGTTGCCGGAGGAGTCGATGCGCATCCGCTCTCCCCAAGACGCACCGTTGAACGTCTGGAAAGCGATGTTTCCGCTCGCGGTACGAGAACCGATGACACCGGTGTTCTCGCTGTTCATCGCTCCCAGCCAAATGCCAGCGGCATTACCGGAAGTGATTTCTCGAACATCCAGACCAACCCGCGTATTAGTCGCTCCGGACCCAGTTCCAGCCGCTTTGAACACACCGGAACCATCGCCAGCAGAAGGCGTAACCCCCACGCCCAACCCCGTAGAGTTCAGGGTCATGGCGGTGCCAGCGACTCCGCCGACGTTGGACCAAGTGGCTACGCCGGTGCTGTCAATCTTGTACCGCTCGGTGTTTGAATTGCTCGCAGCGGTATAGAAAATCAGGTTTCCGTTGCCACCGTTGCCATTCGTCTGACCCTGAATGGTTGCAATGTTGTAAGTCGCACTCAGACCATCCGTATGACGAAAGAGAATGTTAAAAAACGACCCGCTTGAAGCCGTTGTGTCACTAAGGGTTAGGCTAGGCGTAGCTCCAGACAGCTGAGCCAACGAAATCGGAGAAGTCGTACCAATACCAACCCGATTGTTCGCCGAATCAACCTTTAGGGTGCTGGTATCCACCGTCAGATCGCCGGTGATGGTGGCGGAGGCGAGGGTGGCGGTGCCGCTTGCGCCAAGCAGTTGGTTCAGCGTGACCTTCTTGGTCGTGCCGGTAGCGGCCATCGACGTATCGGAAACGTCCACCAACACAAGCGGATCGTTCGCGGGATCGGTAGAGGCTCCGATGCTCGTCAGGGCTGTTATCTTGCTGTCAGGCATATGTCAGGAAGTTAGTCGGTGGAGAGTGAGAAAACGATTTTGGAAGTGCCGTCCTCTTGAAGGACAAACGATGTCGCGTCCTCCTGCATCAGGTAACGGTCCATCGCAGGATATGCCACTTCGATGGCATCATCCGACGTAGACAGTTGCAGTGAGAGCGCGAGTGTCATCAGGTGGTGGCGCGAGCGAAGTATGCGATGACAGCACCACTCGTCAGCGTAAAGCTGGAGATCTTACCCACGATGGTGATGCCAGCGGGAATGGTGGTTCCGCTCCACGTTCCGGTGATACCAGTGCCAGCAATGGACGAGATCACGGTCGCGGTGATGGTCTGGATTGCGATGTAACCGCTCGTCTGAGCGGAGGTTCCGGTGACCAGAGTGAACCCCTGATGACCCATCGAATCCTGCGTTGCTACGTCTGACTGGTAAGCGGACATTTTGAAATCTGGTTAGAGGGGAGGCCACCGGAACTTTCCAGCAGCCTCCCCAATTTTAGGTTAACCTTTTCGGACTTTCGGTGCTAAGGCTCCCTGTATCCACAGGATCAGCTTGCCTCCTTCTGGGACGTTCGCAGTGTTGAAGTTGTCGCGCTGGAGAGACGCATCAACTTCGGGACCAGAAACCAGCTTACTCTTGCCGTTCTTGTCCACTGCAATGGTGGTAGCGAGACGCATATCCTTTAGGATTAAGCGGTCACCAGAATCTCGGCTTGGGTCGCATCGCCAACGCCAGCACCGAACATGATGTCGTAGCTCGCGTAGTGGCTGCGGGTGGCTCGGCTGTACCAGACCGACAAGAGCGCGGACAGACCGTTCGAGGTTGTCACCGTGCGCTGTTCGATGAATTCACCAGCGATCATGCCCACAGGCAGACCGGAAGCGATGGCAATCGCGTCAGGACCGCAGACAAAACCGACGGTGTTAGCAACCGCGCTGGACCAGCGGTTGTTCTCAGCAATCAGATCGAAGCCGAACTTGCCATTCGCCAGCGAGGTCAAACGACCATCGGGGAAGTAGTTGGCAGCACCGGAGAACTGGAGGCGAGCGAGGTGTCCACCATCCAGAATGAGGCTCTTGGAGCGATAGTTCTTGGCGATCGCAAGAATCGCGGGGAGATCGCTGGTGTCAAAGTTAGCGGCGGTTCCGATAGTAACCGGAGCGTCGTAGTTAGCGGCAACCATCAGCGCGGTGACGACATCAGAAATGCCATTGGCGAACAGGTCAGCGGAACCCTGAGCGAGGTCAGCCAACTGGAAACCCTGATTGAGTTCCTGCTGGTTGACGCTGAAGCTCTTGGTGATCTGGTTGACCGTGACGGTGGTCGCGGCAAGCGTCGAATCGTCGTTGGTCTCGAAGTTCGAGGTGTTGGTCTGAGCGACCGAACCAGTCGTGAAACGCTTCACGCGAACCGTAGCGCGGGGGCGGAGGTTATCCAGACCCACGTTGCGGCTGAAACCGTCGAGCATCGCCAGCTTGTTGGTGGCAATGGTGATAACCGCATCAGCGAGGTAATCCACCACCAGCGTCGAGGTGAAGGTATTGGTGTTCTGCGGAGCGTGAATCTGGTTCTGGCGGATCAACTCGCTGTGGTTCTCAATCAGCCACTTGCGACGATCAGCACCAGCCTTAAACGACTTGTGCTGCTCCAGCAGCGGGTTGCCGAGGTTCTGAATCACGGGGCGCACCGGCTCAGGAGCGGGAGCAGCGGAGGGAGCCTTCAACGAAGCTTCCAGAGCGGAGAGCTTCGCCATGATGGACGCGAGGTCAACGGAAGCGGCAGGAGCAGCCGCAGCCGTCACAGTAGTGCTATCGGACATATTTGTGTCGGGTTGTTGTGTTGGTTGCGGCAAAGAAGCTTTGCCATTTTCGCTGACGGCGTTGTTGCCATCCGCTGAAATCTTGTCTTCGGTCTCGGTGAGTTCTTGCTCTTCGTCCAATTGGACGGCAAGAGCGGTGAACCAATCGCGTCCAGCCGCACCACCCCAAAGGTTGGCAGCGACATCGGCAGGAGTGTTAGGCTCGGCCTCAAGAAAACGCTCGTTCCTAGCCCACCAAGCGACCGCTTTCTTAATCTTCTGGGGACTCGGCTCTTCGCCTTTAACGAGGTTGCGAGCGTCAATGACGGTGGCTTCCTCAAGCCCATCACCGCCGAGACCTTCCTCATACTGTTTGATTCCGCGCTCAAGATTGCTCTTGACCGTGGGTGGAGCCGTCTTAGTCACGGCTCGCGGATGCCATTTAGCAGCCATCGCGAGTTGTTTGATAGGTTTGTCGCAAAGACCGAACATCATCGCTTCCTCGGTGGTGAACCAAGTCTCCGCTTTCATCGCAGCCCTAATGGCTTCAGGAGACTTGCCGGTCTTTTTGGCATACACTCCAACCAACACTTCGGCGTGTTGATCCAAAGCATCAGCCATCTTTCGCATATCCTCGGAAGTGCCAGAAGCCATTCCAGACGGATCGTGAATCATCATCAGAGCGGCATCGGCCATCTCGACGCGATCACCGGCAAGAGCGATGATGGAAGCAATCGAAGCCGCAATGCCAACCACTCGGGTCGTAACAGGAGCTTTGCGACCGCGAAGCTGGTTATAGATCGACAACCCATCCCAGACGTTGCCACCGGGAGAGTTGATCTCAACCAAGAGCGGACCATTTCCGCACTCAATCAGAACATCTGAAAACTGCTTTGCAGACAGACCGCTGGCACCATACCAGTCCTCACCAATCTGGTCGAAGATCTGAATGGTTGAAGTCTCACCGGAGACATTTGCCGGTGCGTAAAAGAGCCAGTCGGACTTTTTGGTGAAGCTCATTCGGTTTTCTTGGCTCGCGGCTTGCGTTGCTTTTTGACTGAAGCGGTCACTTCGCTTTGTTCTACTACAAGCGGCTGTGATCCACCTTCAGACGGAGCAACTGGCGACGGAGATTCAGAAGAATTGTCTTCAGTGTCAATAGCAGGTGCAGCACTAGCCGCAGGACGTTCTTTCTGAATCACCGAAATCTCAGAGACATCAACACCGTATTTATCAGCGAGTTGACGCACAAACAAAGCTTGTTGGGCCTTAGCCTCAAGAGCAGATCGCCAATCAAGACCCCGCGCACCGTAGACTTCATCGTAAGTGACAACACCGGCTTCAAGCTCTGCAAGTTGAGCCGCCGAGTTACGGCCAACATCAACATTGGGCGAGCGAGGAGCAGTGATGGAGACTTCGTACCAGTCGGACGGAGCGTCATTAAGAGTCGGATCGCTCTTGATCGCGTACTCCATGACGTACTCGTAAATACGACGAGCAGCAGAAGCCATCACTTGATGACGCGAACGGAACCAGACAGCGGACATATCTAACGCTCCGCGATAGACAGTCCCCTGCATGGACTCTGGATAAACAAGAACGTAAGGAATACCAACACCAGCACAGACCTTTTCTGTCAGTTGCCGCCAGTACTCACGCATATTGACACCGGGACGCTCGGTGGCGAACTGCTCGAAAGTGTCGCCGTTCTTAAGAACTTTAACTGAAGAACCGAACACTTGCTCGTAATACGTCTCGGCAGTGTTAGGAGTGACATTCGCTCCAATTCCAGCGCGGAGACTAGAAGCTTGGATCTCACCGCTTACGGTCTTGACGATCTGAGCAACGGAAGCACCGAGCTTACAGGCTTCCATTTCGAGCTTCTGGAGGTCGTCGAGGTCGTGCAAGTCATTGATGACCGCAGAGACAAATGGGAGACCGCGAAGTTGGGCTGGCCGGTTAGGTTCGTAAATGTGAACGACCGAATCCGCAGGAATGGAGCGAACATCGACGAGGTTTCCTTGGGTTTTCTCGGAACCGATGAAATAAGCAACAGCACGTCCCGTCTTTGGGTCAAACCGGATACCGTCAAACACGGTAAGGTCAGACTCCATACCAACCGGAGTTGCGATGGATTGAGCCTCAATAAGCTGGAGTCGCGGCTTTCCGCTCTCTCCACGGGTCAGGAGAATGAAGCTTTCCCCATCGTAAAACCACCCACGGGCAGCTTGACCCATGAGCGTCGAAAACGACTGACGGCTTCCGATGTCGGGATATCGGCACCAGATATCAAACCACTTCTTAGCCTTAAGATTCCAAGCGGGATCGCTAGAAGCGGGTTGAACAGAGAATGAAGAGCCAACGGTGTAAGACTCAAACAGATCTCCCAATCTGTTCATTATCGCGTTGTTCTGTTCAAAGAAACGCGACTTACGGACAATGGCTTGTCGGGTCGAACTGGTAACGTCAAAACGAGCAGATGTATAAGACGTGTCCAGATACGAACGACGCAACGACTGACCCGCCCCCTCATACTTGTTAGCAGGAGCAGGAAAGAGCTTTTCTCGGATGGTGGCTAGGATTCCCATTTAAGACATCCTGACGGTTGGCTCTCTGCGGAACTGTGTGAAATCTCCGTAGTAACGAGTGGTCGCAATCAAGATAGCACCAAGCATCTTGTTATAGATCTGGAGATCAGTCGGAGCAGTGATCCCATCACCAGCAAGCAAAGTGACAGCGTAATCGTAATCCCCCAACAGAGATTCCCACATTTCCAGCATCTCAATCGGAGCCGCAGTACCTTTTCCGGGTTCAGCGAACTCAACAGAAACGTCACTGCTAGAGGTCTGTCTGACAATCTGACCGGACTCTTGCGAGTTAGCAGAGACCGTCAACTTAGCACTCAACGCTTCCAGCAGCGTCAAAGAGCCTCTGCTCGCGTAGGTGGTACGCAAGTAAGCTCGCTTTGTCGCTACTGTGTAAGTGAACACTTGCGCGGACTATCCACAGAGACGCGAGTCTGTCAACCACCAGAAATATCTGCGGTGCTGGACGCCAGATCGTTCCACAACATCACCATTGCCAATTGCATCAACTCGCAGTCGTGCAGGTGGTCGGGCCAGCGAGTGTTTCGCTTGAACCAAAGATGTTTGATTCGACCCGCTCTGTTAGCCGTTGGCTTTAGAATGTGGGAATCCAAATGCTTCCAGTATGTGTCAGCATCAGCCGCAAACGCCCCTTCAGCGTCTAGCGGTGCTGGTAGGCTACAGACAGTCCATTGGTTTGATTCAGACCCTTTACGGAGCCGCTGGAGAACTTCCCGCATATGCTCAGTGTCGAACACCAGCAGCGGTTGGACCGCATCGGTTCGCATTGAGGTTGATGTCGATATGCCGAATGGATGGATTGCTCCGGTCTTGCTGGTAAATCTTGCTCCAGTCTCTCGACCTTTCATTGGGAGCCATCCAATCAACATCGGCTTTCGGAGTCCTCCCTCCGGTGGGTATCGCAGACCGCACGGGTAGGTTATCGGGTTGCTGCTTATTAAAGAGAACCCGCCACAAGCGTCGTAAACGGCTTGTGTATTAAAGCCAGAATCAACTCCAACGTCCATGTCATGCACGTTGTATTGCAATTGAACCCGTCGAAGAGCGGCAAAGTCGTCAGCGTGACCGGCAGCGACCAAGCGCGAGTTGCCTTTACTCCACTCTCGACAGACCCACCAGATGAACGGAGCAGCGGCTTGAACGTCAGCGGTGAGATACCTTCGGGCTTCTGGTAGGCCAGAGTCAGAGACGACTTCAACCCTCTCTTGCTGGCTCTCTTGGTTCTCCCACGGTTCAGCCAACATACCGTTGATGAATCCCTGCAATCCCATCATCGAAGCTTTGGCTTCCAAGAACGAGACGGCTAGATGTCCCCAAGTGCATTTGCGATCCGGTGAATAGAGACTCGACAGGTGGTAAGATCGAACGCTTGGGAGGCTCGCTTGATTCTCAGAAATCCATTTTCCGTTGCGTAACCCTGCGACTTTTTGGCTGTCGCTTATCTTTCCCTGACAAAGTTGGCAGACGTAATGAGCCGATGACCGGATCTGCTGCCAGTTTGGTCTTCCATCTTCAGTTTTGGCGTTGTCCCAAGTGACTTGTCTCCACTCCAGCTTGATGTATTCGGAGCAGTGCGGACACGGGATGTAATACCGTCGCTGATCGCCCCTCAAAAATCGCTGCCAGATTCGACCTTCTGAGGTTGTTGGAGTTGAAGTGAAGAACGCCTTTGAGCTTGAGAACGCTTTGAGTCGTTGTTCTGCGAGGTCCAATGCATCGGCTTCTTTGGCGGTGGCTTCAGCGAACTTGTCCACTTCATCAGCGACCAAGATTCTGACGGGACGAGACGCTAGATTTGCCGGTGAGTTTGACCCCACAAAGGTCAACGTGCAGCGGTCGAATTGCTGCTCCAGATTGGTCATCTGGTCCTTATCCGCAGGGAATCGCTTAACCAGCGCGGGACAGTCTTCCAGCATCGGGAGCCACCGAGACTTGCTGAAGCTGCGAGCGAGATTTTCACTTGGCATCAGCCAAAGCGCGGGACTCGGTTCTGTGTCGATAGCCCATGCAAGACCAGCCATGAGCGTCGTCGTCTTGGATGTCTGAGAACCCCAACACAACGTGACCTCAGACACTGACGGATCTTTCCAGCACTCCAGCGGCTCGCGGCAATAGGGGCGGACAGCTGTTGAGAATGGGCCGGGATGCTCAGTCTGCCTTTGAGTCAATGTCAGGTTTGACTCGCTCCACTCAACAACCGTTTGCCGTGGAGACGGACGGTAAATCTGACGACGGAACTCTAGGATTTCACGCTCAAGATCTCGCATCAGAAAAGCTCAGTTTGATTGTCTACGATGCGGTGCCTTCGAGCCTCACTCATGCTCAAGAATGCCATACGTTCTTCCACTCCATTCCATAGCTTGTTACGCAACTGCACGTCGCAACCCCATGTCGCGGACTCATTGAAGATCTCAACCATCAGCACCAGACCGTCAGGCTCCAAGTGCAGCACTCCCCAGAATGGCAACTTGGTATGCTTGGTGATATCAAGTGCAGCTTGGAGCTTAGACCATGAAACCATCCATTGATTGCCGTAGGTCGATTCCAACTTATCCAGTCCGTAGGTCCGAGATTTGACCTCATAGATTCCGGTGATTGTGCCGGTGTTCTGATTCCAGATGAAACCGTCGATGCGTGACGGTTTGTCGTCTGCAATCGGCAAAAACCGAAGAACCGTGTCACGCTCAATGGCTTTGAGAGCGATCTTGTTTTGGCGAAGAGCCTCCAACCCTCGCGGCTTCTGGCAGTTCAAGATTTCCATGGGTCCGTCTGGTGAAGGGTTTTGAGGCATACATCTTGCACCCATCGCTCCAGTTCATTTTCAGCGTGTTCTGGGTCATGCGGTGCAATGCGACCGGCAAGCTGCTTTGGCATCGACTTGAGCAGTTGAGCGACCGCTCCGTCATGGTCCAGCATCGCCTTCTTGACCCAATCGCCAGACACCAGCTTCCGTTCACGCTCTGCGAGGTCGAGAACGTCTTGACGGGCTGAGATCAAGTTCTTGGCTGCTGTTGAATGCACCGAGACCATGCGACCAGCATCCAGAGATCGCGCTCTGAGGCTTTCAACTGCTAGGCCATATGCGGCGCGTTCGATCTCTTTCTGCCGCTCATACGCCCCTTGTGGCGTGTCGTTGGCTACCTGCGAGCGGTCTACCTTCTCTTCGGCTTCCGGTGGTCGATACGGTCCATCAAGAGGCTCTGATCGAATATGGCTCGCTTCGATAGCCGCTTTTCGACGTTGGGCCGATGACCCACGCCAAGCGTCGGCGGCTTCGGCTGAGTCCAAAGGCATACCCTTTGCGACCAACTGAGAAACGCGGCCTTTGGTGAGGCCAGAGTGTTTGACGTACTCGCTTTGTGTCATCGCAGACTTTCGGGAAGATCTTCGGATTTCGCTTTGAGCAAGTCAGCCAACCCTTTGGCAATCGTGCGTCGAGCAGGGTTGTCGTCGTCTTGGGCATAATGCGCGGCCACCAGATCGCAGGTTGTGCGATTTGAGCGGATCTGTGCGAGATGCCAACGCAAAGTGTGATGCCCAAAATTCAGCATGACGTATTGTGCAGCGTTTGTCATAAAGTGGCGTTTATAATACAATAGCGGGTTTGATCGCGGAGAGAGATCGGTCCCGCGCGATCACCTGCGTATTAGACATAGGCGGGAGCCTTCTAACGTAATTGCAATAGGCGATGCGATTAGGTATCGCATTATCACTACGCTTAGTGACATACAAACACACGAAAACACTAGGATTTTGCACGTTTTGTCCTCTTGGTTACTGTCGTATGCTTACGCACAGTCGCTTTGCTTGGCAGATCAATAGGCTTTATGTCTAGCTCTTTGAGCTTACGTTGTAGCACAATTTCTTCTCCTCTGTGTAAGATATGAGTGATGCGAGCAATGCCAACCTTCATCAGCTTTGCGATGGCGCGATACGTCATTCCTTCCTGCCGTCGTTGGTAGGCAAGCTCGCAGTCGTACTTCTTGAGCCATTCGCTCAGGTCTTCTTCCTTCTCAATGTAAGCGTTTGCAGGGTACGAGATCCAGCCCTTAGCGACCGCATCGGTCACGATCTTCGGAGCTTGATTGAGAAGCGTGATGCGAGCTTGAGTCTCTAAGATGTCAGCCTTAGTGATCTCTCCATCTTGCACCTTTCTACATAGATAATGCTTTGAAGCCATATTAGCAGCCAGTGAGACGTTCCAGTTCTTCCTCAAGCTCATAGATACGACGACGCTGAACGTTGGTCTCGCGCTCTATCTTACGAGCAAAGTGCATAACCAAGAACACGAGCGACTCTGGATATTGTTTCTCAATACGTCGAAGTTCTTGATCGCAGCGTGGAGTGTCGGTCTCTGGGTCTTCCCAGAACGTCTCGGTGTTAGTCATGGTATTAAATGGTTATCTTATATCAGAACGGAATGTCATCTTCGGGACCAATAGGATCTCTAGCACTAACTGTCTTTTGCTTTGGCTCACTGTGTCGTTGGTCCATATCAACATAATTACCGAGGATAGGACCTTTCTTGCCCTCTTGTCTGGCTTGCTTGCTCACTGATTGAACGATCATTCCGTCGTTACCGTATTGATCGCGGCCAGACTTGTTTGGGATAAGCGCAACGTCGAGATAAGTTCCAGACTTGCCTTTGAACAGAAACGACTTGTCGATCTTCGTAACGTCAATCTTGCCGATATGCATGGTGTTTGTGGGGGATTTGTACCGTCGCGGGTCAGTTTACAGACTTGGTTTATGGTGTCAACCCATCGTTGGGTTTTAGGTATCTGGAGCGATCTCTCCAAAGCGGCAATACTGTCCGTCGTACCAGAGCTTAACGGCTCCGCATTCACCGTCACGCTGCTTGGCAATGGCGATGATGGCTTCACCGCACTTCTCTGATCTGTCTCGGTTGAGAAGCATTACGAGGTCAGCGTCACGCTCTATCTGTCCAGAGTCGGCAAGATCGGTGAGTTTGGGTGATCTTCCCTTCTCCTTCTCGTTTTCTCTATTGAGTTGCGCCAGTGAGACCACCGCTACGTTACACTCGGTGGCAATGCTCTTGAGTCGTCCACTGACCTCTGCGATCTCGTAGGTTCGCTTCTCGGCAGACTTTGAGCCGTGGATCTTTTGTAGGTAGTCGATCAGAACCAGCTTCACGCCCCATTTCCGAACCGCTCGACGAATGGTTGCAGTGATTGCCGCAATGTTGCTTACAGATGAACCAGACACAAAATGGAGCGGACTGGATGCGATCCGTGAGCAAGCGTTGCTCATAGCCCTCATGCCACCTTCCGTCATGTTTCCGGTGCGTATGTCTCCCATCGGTACTGAACCGATAGTGGAGACCATGCGACGGACGATTGACTCGTCTGACATCTCCAGCGAGACGAACAACGTTGGAACTTTCCCAACGACAGCCGCTGCTTGAGCAAAGGCGATTGCCATTGCGGTCTTACCAATGGAAGGACGAGCGGCAAGGATCGCCAGTTCTCCAAGCTGGAACCCGTCAGTCATTTGGTCCAGCCGATAGAGTCCAGAAGTGATCCCAGACAACTGACCTTTCCGCTGGAATCGCTCTTGGGTTGCGTCGATGAATCGGCCAACGACGGACTTTGCGGGTTGCAGTGTCTCCTTGGAGGCATCAATGGCGAGCCCCTGCTCGGCATTAGAGACGATTTGATCGACGCTGAGGGTGGAGACAGCGGACTCGCGCAAAAGACGGTCTCCAGCGATCCGTAGCTGACGACGGTGAGCGGCTTCAAGAACACCTTTAGCAAACATCGGATAGCTTGCCGGTGACGGGGAAGCTTCCATCGCTTTGTTCCAGACCTCAAACGGGACCGGCGTTGAAGCGAAGGCTCGCTTCCACTCCCGCATGACTTCGGTCAGTGCGATTGGCTTAGACTCAGCGACCAGCGACTTCAGCACGTCGTAGGTCATCGCCAGAGTCTCAGTTTGGAACGCTGAGGTCTGGATCTCAGCGAACGCATCGGAGCAGGTATCAACCCCACCGTTGAGACAACAGCCGATCACGGCGTGTTCGTCGTCCACAGCGTAAAACGGATCGTTCATTGGTAATCCTCAATGTTGAGGCTGAGGGTCTTGGACTTGGGCTGGCTCTCTTCCTCGGCGTCATCGTCCCCAGATTTGCACCGATCAATCTCGGTGTTCCAGTTGTTGAGAAGCGTCAGAATGTCCTTCCTGCGATACTTGTTTTTGGTCTCGTAGCGAGCGTCCAGAAGTTGCAGGTCCGATTCTGGCGTCTTGAGTTTCACGACAAGCTTTAGAGCCTTAAGCTCTGAGGCTTGCCATTCGGTACCTTCGCGTCTGCGAAACCATTTGTTTATCCGAGAGCGAAGCGAATCGGCTTCAGGGTCAGGAAGGCTTACATTTAGAGTATTATTAGGAGTAGGAGTAGGAGAAGGAGAGCTATCTTGTGGCCATGCTCTGGCCATTGGGGTTGCCATTGGGGTTGCTATAGCGACCCCATTAGGGTTGCCATTAGGGTCGCCATCCTTTTGCCATTTTGACCACCGCTTTTGCGCCCCATTGCGACCGGATGAAGCTTGTCGGAGCTTGTAAGCCTCCTGTTCA